TCGCGGTCGCGAGCCGAAAACTTGGCCACGTACAGCGTGCCGCCAAGCTCGGGAACCTCGACGGCCTCACGCGGGCGAACGCCACGCCGGGCCTTGATCTCATCACGGGTTAGTGCCACAGGCCGCGCCTCCTGTCATCATTAGCCGATGTTGCCAGACAGCTTGATCGTGACCGTGCCGGTCATCATGTCATCCTTCGGGGCACCGGCCTCGAACTGTGACAGGAAGCCGTAGGCCGACCACAAAGCCGTGTTGGTGCCGCCGTTGGCAAACCGCACTGCAACAACTTGCGCGGTGGAAACATTAGTCATCGCGGAAATTGGGCTGATCGACGGGTCGAAGTGAATCTCTACCGAGATTTCACCCGGATCGTAATTCTCGCTGGCAAGGAACTCTTTGCCGCCAGGGGTCAGCATGTGCGACGCATCAACCACCTCACGCGAGATGCCGCCCCAGTTGATGCCGTTCACCTTGTAAGTAGACGAGTTACTGGTGTTCGTGAGAATGCCACCAAAAGAAATCGTCGTTCCCTGGCCGATGTCGTTCGCCATTGCTATCACGCCTCCATGCGTGGTTACTCGGTGTACGTGATCTCTACCGTGAGATCAGTACGGTAAATGGGCAGCTGCTCGCCGTTGTTGGGCGGCTCCTGCGTGTCCTGGTCATTCGTGACACGCACCAGCCGCACATCGGCGTTGCTCTTGTATTGTAAGGCCAGCCTGACTTGTTTCGTCAGGTTTCGCACAGCCAATAGCGTGTCTCCGACGCACGACAGCGTGTACGTCGCACGCATCAGCCCGGTGTGCCCTGTCATGTGTGTACCGAACTCGCGATCACCCTGATCTCGCGAGTAGACGAGCACAGGCAGGGAACTGCCTTGCGGCGCCTGCACGGCGAATATCCGCGTGCCCACCAGCGCCGTCACGCCAGTGGCGGCGGTCAGCAGCGAGACCAGTGCGGTGTCGATGTGCGTGACGGGCATGGTTACCTGGCCCTCGTCGCCCGGCGAATGGCAACTCGCTCTGCTTCGGCGATGGCCGTTCCCAGCTTGCTCTGAAGTTTTCCGACCAGCCGCTCTTTGATTTGCGGCAGATTTGCGTCAGCCCACTTGCCAAAGCGGCCGGTGCCCTCGAAACCGTAGACCTCGTAGAAAAAAACGTTCTGGACGTTGCCGCCGATGCTCGACACCTTGCCCATCAAGTACGGATACTTCTTGGAGAAAGCCAGCGGAACGCTGAGCACGTTGCCCTTTGGGGTGCGAGTTGCGACGCCGTTCTCGATCCACCAGGCATGGAAGCCCTTCTCGCGATTGCTGCCGCCGGCTACAGAGCGATAGCCAAGCACGCCTACTGCCGTTTGATTCTTTCGCTTCTTCTCAAGCTTGAACCCGACCGACCGACGCAGGTTTCCAGTTGGCCCCTTGGGCGTTAGCGACTTGATTTCTGGAATCTCGTTAGCGGACGCCTCTCGCACGGCGGCACCAAGGTACTTCCGCTGAATTGAGCGCGGCAGGACCTGAAAGCCCTGCAGGACCTGCTCGACGCCTTCCACGCTTGTCACAACGCCGTCTGCCATCAGTCCAGCACCTCGTTCACCATGCACTCATGCTCCATCCGCCGCCCACGCTCCAGCACCGACATGATCTCGAACGTGCGACCCTGGCATATGATCCGCATCTTGGGAACCAAGCCGGCCGTGTATCGCATCCGCACCCTGTGCGTCACGCTGGCTTCGTTGCTCATCGCATTCACCTGCTCGCTGCCAGACAGCGGCAGCAGGGCAATCATCCGCGTCTTCCAGGTCGAGAACGTCAGCGTCGGCTCGTTCAGTTCGTTGACCGAGTCTGTAGGCGTTTGAATCGTCGCCTTTCGGTCCATCTCACCAGATCGCAGCATGCGTCACCTCAGCAATACTGCTTCCACCGAAGCGGCGACAACAGGGCCTCCACGGCAAGCTCAAACTCCTTTGATATGCTGCCCACCAGCACCGCCTCGCGATTAGCGTACCAGTGCCCGATCAGCAACTTGATCGCGTGCTTGGCCTGCGGAGGCACAGCCGCTACGCTGCCGTATCCGGCCAGGTACGTGATCTGCACGCTCTTGTCATCCAGCCGCACGCTGGGCCAGTCCTCCAGGTACAGCGGATAGATCAAGCCTGGAACGTGGTCGCGGTCTACGCGGAACTGCTGCGTTCCAGACTGCGACCACGTAATGGTCTGCGTCGCGCCGCCCGTATCGACGTAGGTGACAGTCACCGTGGCGCTCGTGGCCGTCGCGTTCAGCCGGATCGGCGGGCGCGGAAGCTCAACCCGGAGAGCGGGAAAATCATCGAACGCCACGGTGTACGCTTTGTCCGCAAAGGTGCGGTCGCAGTAATCCTCGCACCACTGCACGGCAGCATCGATCAGCACGCCGATATACGTGTCGTCGTCGGTAAAGTCCACGATGCGAAGGTGCTCCTTCGCTTCGGACACGCTGACAGGGCGCTCGTTCGTGCCGCTTGCCGTCGAGACAACCAGGCTGCGGTAGCGGCTGCCGGTGGCAGGAAGCTCCCAGTTACGCATGCTTCCGCCTCCGCTGCTTGGCGACCGGCGACTCCGCACGCTCCACCTCGGGCTCCGGTGCCGTAGCGAACCGCAGCTGCGGCTGCTCCTGGTGGCGGACGGCATACCGCTGCAGCTCGAGCGTGCGAGCCAGCCCGCCAGTGACATGCACGACCTGGCCTGGGCGGTACGACATATACGACCGCAGCATGCGGACGGGGATCAGTTCGACAGTCTGAGTCATTTCCACACGTTCTCCGGTGGCCGGCCGCCGCGATCCCAGAAGTCGCCGGGATGCTGCAGCAGGGCCTGCATGTTCTCGTTAGGCCATTTGATCCACACCTCGGCGTGGCCCAGCACGACCCGAGGGCACACGCCAATCTTCAGTCCAGCCTTTTGCGCCGACTGCCAGAATGCGATGTCATCGTCGATACGCGATTCGTCCCAGCGGCCATTCGGGCCGGGCTTGCCGATGAACCACGGATGCGGCATTTTCTTGAGCGCATCAGCCCGCAGCAGCGTAAACCCAAAGTGCGCGGTGTTTGCCGTGATGACGTTGTGGTATACGAAGTGGTCCCGGCCAACCTCTGCCAGCCGTTCGCCTTTCTCGCCACACATCGTGAACAGCGGCTCGTCATTTCGCCGCTTCATCTGCACTGCCGCGACGAAGTCATAGCCGCTCGCCACCGCATACGTCAGCAGCCGCGGCACGGCGTCCTGCTCGAAGATGCTGTCGTAGTCCAGCGTCAAGATCCACAACGGCGGCGCCTTGGGATCGTCGTCGGCCTCGACCATGTCCGTCAGGACACGCTCTAGGCACTGCCCCCAAAACGCCCCCTCCAGGCGAACCGGAGAGATGCCGTATGGAATGAGGCCCCTTGGCCAGCAGAACATGTGATCCTGCCAGCCCAGCCTCGGGACAGACATAGCGCAGTGCAGACGCACCGGCCCGCTGCCCGTGTTGAGCACGGCGGGCTTTACGCCCGCCACAGACGACGCCGCGCCCACGGCATCCTCCTATGGTTGGAGAACGTCAGTCAATCAGCCCTTAGCCCACACGTTCACGCCAGCATCAGCGGTCGAATCAGCACCGATCTCACCACGGCCCAGCCGAGCCGAGATCACGACGGTGTTGTTCGTCGCACCCGCGGCCGACGCGGACGGCGTCACCTCGACCTGGAGATACCGACGCAGAGCCTTGGTGCTCACGTCGAACCGCGTGATGTTCACCACGGCCGTGTTGCTCACGCCAGCCAGCGTGTAGTCGGTGCCGCTTACAAAGCCCGAGATGGTCGCGTAGCTGCCATCCGTGTCGGAGTGCTTCAGCGTCACCACGGCCGGGGCCGACGTGTGAGCGATGGAGCGGTACGCCACGTCGATGCTGACCGAGTCGTAGCCCAGGCAGTCGATGGCGGCCGAGTGCGAGGCACCAGACGCGACACCAGCCGCGGCCGACAGAGACACGACGCTCTTCTGATTCTGTGCGTGGTTCACGATTGATTCCTTGTTCTTGGGGTCAGAGGATGAGAGCCACGACCGGCCCGGCGTTGGAAGCGTCGCCCACGTCCGAGGTCACCGCGTCGTAGGACACCGTGGCCTGGAAGTAAACTTGGTCGAACTCGATGTAGCGGTCGGTGCTGGCACGCACCGCAACCTGACGCCGCAGAGCGAAGTGGCTGGACCGCTTCATGTCGCCGAAGAGGGCCACGCACTGGCCAGCCGAAGCACTCTTCCGCATGACGTTGTTGAAGAACACAGGCCAGCCGAGGAACGTCGGGCGGCGGACGCCGTCCACAATCTCGTTGGCGAGGGCACCGTTGCCGCCGAGGGCCAGCGACTGCATCGCAAGAGCGTGCATCTGCGGCGTGCAGTACCAGCCGCAGGTCGGGCTCTGCGTGGCGTACGTCGGAGCCTTGGCCACAGTGGAGAGGAAGTCATCAACCGTCAGTCCGGTCACCGCCGTCTGCGTCGAGTCGTTGATGCCGGCAGTCAGAGTCTCGTTCTCGAACTTCCACTGGATGCCGCGGATGCCGCCGTAAAGGCTGGCGCCGGTTCCGATGAAGCCGTCTTCGTCGATCCGCTGCGCGATGGCCAGGGCGAACTCCTCGGCCACGAGCCCGGCCAGGTCAATCGCCGAGTCGTCGATCAGCTGGTTGGGGACGCGAGTGCCGACGCGAACTTCCTTGCTGGAAAGCATCACGTTGTCGGTCGCCATGTCCGTGGCGAGCGTCTCGGCATTGGCGGCCGTGTGGTACGCAGTGTTGCCGCTCACCCGACGCGGGATGTAGAGCGTGTCGCTCGTCATCTGCAGGTTGTTGGCCTGAGCGGGGAACGCACCGAACGACTCGACCAGGCGAATCACGGTCGAAGCGAACGTGTCTGGAATAAACACGGCGCCCTTCGCATTGTCGTTTGGCGACAGGGCGCGGGCCTCGACGTGCTTCTCGTACCACGAACGATCCTCGGCACGGCCGAGAACGTAGCCGCGAATCCACCGGCCGCACGCTTCCGCGTCGCTGGACGAACGGAAGTGCCGACCCTTGCCGCTGGTCGCACGCTCGGCAGCAGGGGCAGCCGCGGGAGCGACGGTCACCTCGACCGGCTTGGCCGTGGCGGCAACCTTGCCACGCAGGGCGGTGATACGCTCGGCGATGGCATGCTCGCGGGCGAGTTCCTTCTCGAGCTGCTCGGCCTCGCCGGCCAGCTTGTCCATCTCGGCGACCTGCTCGGCAGAGCGGTCCTCGACCTTCGACAGGTCATCGAGCATGGCAGCCACAGCGGCGGCCCGGTCCTGAAGCTTCGTGAGTGCGGTGGCCATCCTTGGCGCTCCGTGGTGTGAACGGTGACTTCCGTGTCTTTGTTCACACTACGGGACGAATGGCACTCAACCTCGCCGGGAGTTTGTATCTACAAAAGCACGACGGCAGACGTACTCCGCTGGCACGACTTGCTTGGAGCGGAACGTGCAGCACTGGCACTCGATGTACCGCACCTGCGAATGTTCGCCGGCCTGCACGCTTGAGCGAGTGCGGATGCGACCCTTGCCGCACTGTGGGCAGATTTCACCCGGCTTTGCCACGCAGAAAGCTCCTGAGACGTGCGGCACGAAGCCGCAGACCAGCGGCCGCTGCCGGCCGCATATCTGGCTTGGCATCCGGCCCCGGCTCTACAGCCGGATCCTGTGATGCTAGCCACGCCTCCAAGCTTCGACGGGCAACGCTCGTGGTCGAAGATGGGTACGCCGGATGTGTCACTACGCTCACGTCATAGAGTCCCGACACTTCGCGAATCGACCGCCTCGGCTTGCCGTCTTCGCCTGGCGCCCACTGCTCGCCGCGTGGTTCCACGGTGAACGCGAAGGACGAGCCGCGCAAATCGGAACGGGCCACGAGCTCGCCGACCGTGCGGCCCAGTTCCGTGTTAGGCAGCACAACTGAATACCGCAGCCCCTTGTCATCGCTGGTGAGCTCGAGCGTCCCGCTTGACGTGCGGCCCAGCAATTGATTTGGGTCGTGATTGAACAATGCGACCACGTCGCCTTTGCCGCGCTGACGATTCAGCACCTTGTCGAACGCACCAGGCAGGATGGTCTCACGGAACCCGCCAAGATCAACGCTTAGCGTGTTGTATCGCACGGCGTAGCCGGTCAGCGTCAGCCGGCCATCAGCCCGCGTCTCCACTGCTACGCCGGCGTCCTCGGCAAACTCCCAGTCACGCCGCTCAATCTGCTCGGCCACAGCCAATTCGTCACTCATCGACAGCCTCCGTGCTTGCGTCGCCTTCCGGCGTGATGCTCTCGCTTTCGGCCACGTCTTCGACCGTGTCGCCTGGCGTGTCTTCAACCTCGCCAGGCGAATCGTCGCCCTCTGGCATCGGCCCCAGGTTCTCCTTCATCCGCACTTCTTCGGGCGTAAGCCAGCCGTTTCGGATGGCAACCTCGTACGCCTGGTAGCGGGTTGTGATGTCGCCACGCAACAGCCCTTCCACGAGGAACTCTGCGTACAGGTCACCGTCCTCGGGCAGTACGTCACGCTCGATTGCACCCTCGATGCGACGCAGCCACGGGGCGATGGTGAACTTCTCAAAGCTCACCATCTCGCTCTGCAGGTTGCCCCAGGTCGCCCGGCCCAACTCCTGAATCATGTGCGGCGGCATCCGCCACACGCGGCAGATGGCCAGCAGTGACTGCATCCAGAGCTCGGCCAGTTGGCTCTCTTGATTCGTCGCCGAGACACTGTCGGCCTTGAGTCCGTTGCTGAGGATCGCCGTTCGCCCAGCCTTGGCCGGGCCACGATGGGCGCTCTCCCACTGGTCCCGCAGTTGCTCGCGAACTTCGCGGGGCAACGCCTGGTCGGTGTGCAGGATGATGCCGGGCTGAGCGTTGTTCCGGTAGAACGTCGCTGCGTACTGCTCGAGGGCGCGAGCCAACGCGATGGCGTCGCGGCCGAGCTCAACCGGCACCTCGCCGTGCACGCCGTCGAACGACAGCCACCGGACGTGCATGATCTGATCGTCGCGGTACGCCTGTTGCCGGCCCGTGCTCGGGTCCGTGTAGACGTAGGACAGCGACATGTCTTTTTCTTGCACAACCTTCATGCCGGCCGGGTTCAGCGGATGCAGTTCGCTCACACTGCCACGGTCACCAGCCACCTTGAACTGGTACGAGTTGCCGTAGAACCCAAGGTGCAGACACATCTGCTCGACCCACTCGTAGCGGGTCTGCCACTTGTTTGGCCGCTTGGCCAGCACGTTGTAGAGCGGCAGATCCTTGGCCCGCTCGCTGTTGTGGTCATCCAGGCGGCGGTAGAGATGCAGCGGAAGGCTTGCCACCGTCTCGGCCACCACGCGGGCACACGCGAAGTAGGCCGCCGTCTTCATCGCCGTCTCGGGCGTTATCCTCACGCCGCTCTCGCCTGCCATGGCCACGAGGTCATCCCAGCGGGACATGCGGGTATCGAGGAACTTGATTTCGGGCAGTGCTGCCGTCGCTTCCATGCGTCACCAGAAGGAAATCTCGGGCATATCGGCGGGCTTCATGCTCTCGCCCATGTGAACGCCTACGGCCATGATGGTGGCTACCACCGCGTCCACACGTTCCGTGCTCTTCGCCTTGCTCACCTTCAGATTCCCGGCCGGATCGGTCTGCACGGCCGCGTTTCCTAACTGCCAACCTACCAACGGATTCAATCCAAACCGTACCTTTCCATCGACCACAAGAGCCTCCAGGCGGCGCGTCGGCGCTGTCATGGACGCAAAACCCTGCCCGTACAACGTCACCGGCAAGCCTTCGTCGGAGAGCTCGGTGGCCAGCTGCGTCGCGTTCCATCTGTCGATGGCCAGCTTGCGGATTCGGTGCTTCTGGGCGAACTCCAGAATGTCGGCCTTGACTCGCTTGTAGTCCGTGCTGCGGCCCTCGGTGTACGTCAGCCACCCGTCCCGGTGCCACGCCGTGTACTGCACGCGGTCGTTTCGTTCTCGCTCGGCGGCGTTGTGCTCAGGGATCCACGCCATGACGTGCACGTCGTAGCCGCCGGCTTCGTTGGGGGCCACGGCCGCGAAGCATGTGGTGTCATAGTTGCTGGCTAGATCGAGCCCGCACCACACCTCCCGGCCCTCAAGCGACTCCGACAGCGGACCCATGCACGCGGCGATCTGGTCTGGCCGCAGCCACCGAACGTCGGAGGTGGTTGGGATGTTGAGCCGGTATCTGAGGAACGAGTTGAGCTTCGTCGCGGAGTTCTCGGCCTCGCGGCAGTCGGCCGCGAATGACTCCTCGCTGATAGTCTCGCCAAGAGACGGGTTCGCCTTGTGCCACACCTTCGGTGATTTCCAATCGTCCTCGCGATCGGCGGCATAGATGCAGCCAAAGAAGGCTGGATCAAACGCCGGGTCGGCAATGCACCGCTCAGCGTAGTCATGCTGCTCGTACCACAGATGCGACTTGTTGGCCTCGCCGGCCGTCGTGATCGACAGCACCAGCGGCTGACGCCGGGCCGCACCGCCATACCGAAGAGCGTCCCACAGTCGGCGGTCACCACGCTGAGCGTGCAACTCGTCGAACAGCAGGCAGGAGATGTTCAGTCCCTCTGCCCTGAACGCATCCGCCGACAGCACTCGATAGAACGAGTTGCTTGCCTTGTGGATGATCGTCTTGCGCGAGTCGAGCACCTCGAGCACCTTCGACAGAGACGGCGAAGAGCGGACCATCGACGCAGCCTCGCGGTAGATGATGCCAGCCTGCTCGCGGTCCGACGCGGCACCGTAGACTTCGGCCCCGGCCTCGCCATCGGCAACCAGCATGTAGAGAGCAATGCCGGCTAGCAGCGTTGACTTTCCGTTTTTTTTTGGCACTTCGATGTAGGCAACCCTCGCCTCCCGAGTGCCGTCCGGTTTCAGCCGGCCGAAGAGTTCGCCTAGGACGTACTTCTGCCACGGCAGCAGCAGGAACGGCTGCCCGGCCGTCTGGCCCTTCGAGTGCTTCAGCACCTTCTCAAAGAACGAGAACACACGATCGGCCTTGGCCTGGTCGATGCCGGGCCGGCTAACCGTGTGCGGCGAAGAACTCTTCAAGCTCGTCTTTTTTGACTTCGACTTGCGTGGCAAGCTTCGTCCTCGAGGAAGGCGTCAGCCCGAACTCACTCAACAGGCTAGCCTTCATGGCAACCAGCGAGCGGTAGAGCGGCCCGGCCGGGTTTGGCTTGACGCCTCCCAGGTCGGTGTGCATCACCGCACCGCCGGCCCGCAGCTGCAGTAGGCACGACTGCTCAGCCGAGTGGACTTCGCACAGGGTGGCCAGCGCCTCGCCGTCGCCAGTGGTCAGCACGCCCATCCGCGACAAGATGCCGGCGAGCTCGTGCCACTTCGCCACGGCGATCTCGTCAACGGCGAGACGCTCGGGCATCGGCGGCACTCCGACAGGTGCCGATGGCTCCCGCTTCGGCGGCCCTTTGACGGTGCCTTCAAGAATCCGAAGTGCTGTCGGCTTTGGCCTGCGTCCAGCTTTTGCCACGAATCACCTCGGGTCGATTGTTAGGAACCTCACGCAACTGCACGTTGCGTGCCGCTCTAAGGGGCCAACTATCCCGGCTAAATTGTTGAAAAACCCCGGCGATTTCGATGCCGCGCACGCGGGCTACCCCGTACGCGGTTTATTACAAGCCGCCCAAAGTTTTTGACCGAAAGAGCAAATCGCCCTTGTTTTATAGTGCTTTTCGCTTGCCACGTGCGTTGCGCCCTTGTTTTATAGGGCTTCCGGCGATTCGTCGGCGACCACCCGCTCGTCTCCGGTTCTTCGCGTGTATGCCGACCACCACTGGTTCGCACGACCTGACTGCATCGACCGCTCAGGGTCAGTTGCAATCCGCATCTCGCACCGCGTTGCTGGTGTCTCGACTACCACCACGCGACAGCACCTCAGCGTATCGACCCACCACTGCCTCCGGCTGGCCTCTGGCTCAGCGACGATCAGCCATACCATCGGATGCCGCCTTGACTCATCCTTGCTCAGAGTGCCGAGCATGGCGTTCCTTTTGCGGACAGCGGGACCAAGCCACTTCGCCCCCCAAGCATGCGTGCTCGTGCCAGCCAACCCGGACGCAATAGCATCCAGGTCTATCACCAAGTCAGATGGCCCCTTGTGTAGATCTGCGTACGTGCTCTTTCCTGACGCTGGCGGGCCACATACGAGCGTCACTGGCACAACGCTCGGTCGAAGCCACGCTGGGTGTAGCGACCATTTCTGGCTGCCGCTTGCCCCGGCCATCTCGCGTCGCGTCTTCTTGCTGTGGCATGAGGCACACAGCGTCTGCAGTCCAGACACGTCATCGCTGGGCAGCTCGCTCTTGCGGATGACGTGATCGACGTGAGCGTTTCGGCCCGTCACGATGCGACCACAGTCAGGTGCCTGACACTGGTAGTTGTCCCTTAGAAGCACCTCACGCCGTGCGGCCTTCCACCCAGCCGAGCAATACCCTCGAGCTGTTGCCGATGGCCGATTCGTGTCCGCTGCCCGTGGCCGCTTTCGCTGCCCAACCCACGGCGGCTTGAACGTCGGCAGCCTGTCGGGCATGTCAGCCCTTGAACATCACCGTACCCACGGTGCCAGTGCTATTGGTGGTCGCTGATACGAACTTGATGAACTGGGCCGCGAACACCTCGTCCGGCATTGCATAAGCCCGGCCGTCGGCAGTGGACGCAGACAGGTTGATCTTCACCACGGCCCCATCCTTGTCGAACAGCTGGTAGAACGGCCCGGCCTCAACGTCTGCCACCCACAGATTGAGTTGAGTGGCGTTCGTGCTGATGGTGCCCATCTCAACGATCCCGCCAGCCATGTCAAACATGGGGATCGTATTTGCCACGGACGTTGCCGTGGACAGCGTGAACGAGTGCACCTTGCTCTTGCGGCGGATCTTGGATTCGCTCATCGTCATCTCCTGGTATGGCTCGGGTCGTGCCCGAATCGTGGCCTACGTTTAGCGTACGCTGCGGCGTGGCGTATCGTGCAGTTTGCTATGGCTCGGTCGGCTCGGGCGGCAGCATCGCGACGGCGTCGGCCCATGGGATCACCTCGACGCTCGACATGAGCGTGGCCTGGTCAGCGTGTCGCCACATCTCATACAGCAGGCCGCCGGGCGCAACCTCCGTCAGCACATCGGCACAGATCATAAGGCGGCCGTCAGTCAGCACACGAGGCACGGGCACGCAGTTGGGCGTGCCGTATACCGCGTGCAGTTGCGCGAGCCTGCCGGCGAGTTGCGGCGTGAACACCAACGCCAACTGCCTGGCGTCGGCGTAGCCGATCGGTAGCGTGAGGTCGGAAAGCGTCATACGTTTCGCGTCAGGGCGGTTTGGATCGCCTGCATGGCGGAGTGATAGGCCGACACCTGCGCCGCACTCATGCCCAGTCCGATCGAGTATCCGCCGAGCCTGTCTGCCGCGTAGAACGTGATCGCTCCAGTGGAGATCGCGGTCCGAGCAAACACCACCGCAGTTCGACTCGTGGCCGTCGGCGTCACGGTGTTCACGTTCGTCACGATCGCTGTCGTATTGACGTAGGTTGTGAGCAACGACGACGAGGTTCGCGACGCCAGCAGCAGGCCATTCGTGTTGTTCGCGACGAAAGCGAAATTGCCCCAGATGCCGTAGGTCGTGTTGTCGGCCGCCACGCCGAATCCGGTGGCGGCGTCCTGATTGACTCCGACGAGACCGCGAAACGCCGTAGACGAAGACCGAGTCATGTCATAGACGGCCGCATGCCCATCGGTCGTGCTGGGCAGGGAGTTCATTGGGAATCCGGTTTGGAGGTACTTGCTACTGCCGTTGCCGACCAGTCCGCCGCTCGCCCCAGTCTCTGTGTAGTCCCCACTGACGAAGTTGAAGTTCGTGTCGGTGGTATTCCCAAACTGCGTACCGCCGAGCGACTGCCCGCGATAGAGCGGCACCAGACACGCCTCAAGGCCCGTGCCGCAGAAGAGATTCAGCCGATAGAAGCGGTCGCGGATGCCGGCTGACGCGATCGACGCGCAGAACTTCGACACCGCAGACAGCGTCGTGCCGCTCACGCTGCCACCGTTCGCCCGCACTCGATTGGCCCAATCCGCAGCCTCGGGATGGACGGTCTGGCGTGGCCGCAGTAGTCGGTTGTTCATCGGCATGTCATCTGGCCCGGAGTGCGAGGACGAATACTGCGATCATGAGTAGCGTGAGGATGATGTGCTCGATCACGGCACTACTCCTGTGGCGAAACCTTTCGGCTCGGCTGCAAGGCGTACAGCAGCCGAGTTTGCTCGGCCACGGCTTGGCTGATGTCGCGCTGCGTCTCGCTCAATTGCTTCACGAACGACCTGTGCTCTTCTACCAGAGGCAGCAACACGTCGTGCCGCAGAACCCAGCCGGCAGCCAGGGCGACCAATGTGGGAAAGCCCCACTTGTTTAGGATGTCGAACACTGTCTCCTTCGCGGCGTCAGTCATGGCTGCCTCGCATCTGGAGCGTCATGCAATACATCGCGGTCTTGTTTTCCTGCCGCTCCATCCACCAGCGAAGCAGGATCTTCACCACTTCGGAGATTAGGGCAGACAACACCAGCGTCAGGATGATGCCCATGCCGTACTCGCGTCGGGCGATCCGCTCCAGCTGCCGCCCGAAGTGCGTGCCGACCACCTGGGCTTCGCCATCGTCGCACTGCCCGAGCACCGTGCCCGGCCAATGCCGCACGGCGGATGCAACGAGCCGATACACAATGCGACGCCCTGTTACGGTGCGCTGCAGCACTGGGAGTTCGTGGTAGACGTGCGATTGCAGGTCAGCGAGCGTCACGGCAACCCTCCACTCAGCGAGCGTCACGGCAGCCCTCCACGCATACGCTCTGTGGCTCGCGGCCCGTGCCGCCGCATGGCTGGCAAGTGACCCTCACGGTGCCATCGCCAACGTAACCGCGGCCGTCGCAGTTCTTGCACTTCCCGTCACTCGGCGGCGCGGGTGTCGGCGGGATCTCCTGCCGCATCTGCACGACCATGCGGGCTGTCTCGCAGGCCAGGTCGGCGGTGATGCCGTTGTCGCTCGGCAGCGTGGCAACGCAGCCGGCGGTCACGACCAGGAGTGCGATCAGGAATCGCATCACAGAATCCCCCGCAGCCAGTTGTCGGGCATCTGCGTCGGCTTGAAGCCGCTGTAGCCGGCGTAGACGTAGGAATCACGCCCGCTAAGCATTCGGTCCACCACTTCGGCATCGACCCAGAAAGAACACTTGCGGACGGCATCAGGCATGTTGTCAGGGAAGTGCTTTCCAACCGTGTTGCTGTCGCCCCACGAGTTGGCACACAAGAGGCCGGGCCGCTTACCAAAACGCACGCCGATGAAGCACATCGCGTGCCACCATACCCCGCCGGCCTTGCAAAAGCCGTCTGCATCCCGCGTCATACTGAAGCCCTGGCCGCTGCACACAACGACCGGGTAGCCGTTACTGATCGCGGCAGCCGCCTCTCGAAATGACGTGGCCAGCGTCGTTTCGCTGCACCGTCGCTCCTTCGCAAAAGGCTCGAGCACGTTGGGCACACCGTTGCGGCCCCACTCGCGGTCCCGCTGCTGCTTGCCTTCCTCGCGCACTACGGTGCCGCCGTAGTCAACGCCGTAGTGCAGGGCACCGAAGTCCCGGATGGCCTTGGCAGCGTGAAAGCCCGTGGACCCGTCGCCGCCCGTGTTCGACCGCTGGCCGCGGGCTTCCACTCGGCTGAATCCGTACAGGCTCGCCTCAATCGTGCGGCCCGCCCACGTCTCAACGTCTTTCCG